AATGACCAAGGACAATAAAGCGTCTGTGGTCGTTATATTGAAGAGCCCTTGCGCCCCGCCGTCCGTCACCGTCAGGCCATTGGTTGCGCCAACGTAGCGGCTGTTGGCCAACTGAGGCGTCTGGGCAACGGTCAAGTAGGTGTATGGCTGCGACGGGGAGGCGGCGATCGCACTTGTGGTGGTCTGCACCGTCACGCCATTTTGGACGATCGGGACCGCTTCCGTACCCGTAATGGCACCGGCCGATGGGAGCTGGAGGATGGTTACTTGTGCGGACATTATGTGCTCGTGTTGTCTGGCGGGTTTGGTGCAATAGTGTCCCTGTTCCCGGTAGATGTTGGAGTCTGGGTATTACCCTCAGTCGAGATCTGATATACGCTGGTCTCGCCCCCAGTGATCAGATAGTTGTCGCCGGCACCAATTGGGAGGTCGGGGCGTGGAAACCTAATCGTTATTCTTTCGGTTTTGCGCGCCGGCAGGCGGTAGGGGTCAAGCTCATCTGCACAGCCTTCGTTGCATACCCTCAGACCCGGTAAGTTGGGGTCGTTGCGCATCACAGCATGCGGCCGCTTCATCTTGCAGCGATCGCATATTGCAATTGCAATGTCAGAGTATCCGAGGGTGTCAAGAAAGATGGCCACAGGTCACCTTGTGTACACGCTAATGTTAGGGGCAAAGTAGATCGGCGACTTGTCGCGCTCTTCCTCTTCGGCCATAGCAAGGTACTTTGCCGCCTGACCCTCTAGGTACTGAACGCGGGCCATGTCCACGCCGGGCAGCTCAAGGCTCATCCGGTGAGCCAGCATCATCACCACGGCCTCGTACCAGCGCTGTGGGACCTCTAGCTCGCCGTACAGGTCGCCCACGTCCATAATCTGGCGAGAGTACCAAACAACCATCTGGTAGAAGGCGTTCTGGGGCGTTGGCCAAAGCACGATCTCGCTCTGCGGAATGGTCCGATTAAACCAAAACTGGAACGGCTGGTTGGCTGTGAAGTTCTTATTGGGCAGGTTGGTGTAGTCATCGCGGTTCAAGCGAGACATGGTAATTTCAGTGCTGTTGTTGCCCAAATACCACTCGCGCAGGCTCAGGGTGGTCCCGCTGTAAGCCCGGATGCGGTAGTACGGCACAGTTTGTCCGTTGACGATGTCGGTCCAGATCCACTCGTTGTCAACCACGGTGATGGACCCAAGGTCGGCCAAAGTCGCCCAAGTCACGTTGTCCTGCGAGTATTCAAGAATGAATGATTTTGTGCCGCTAGAGGCCGGCAGGAAGCCAATTGAGCCAATAAAAATTGGGTTTGAGGGGCCGTAATTAACAGCAATGTTGCCGTTAGCCGAGGTCTGGGTGCAGACCGTGTCCACGTCACCGTCATAGACGTTTGCAACGGTTCCGCCGGCCGAACTGGTGTACGAGCCATCAGGGCGGTTCATGAAGCGGTACAGGGCGTTCAGAACGTCATTGCCGCCCAAAGGCAGCGAGTAGATTGCTTTGTCAGGCGTGAAGCCGTAGACCTTCTTGCTGATGGCCCAATACTGGATGCCAATGTTGATCAGGTTGGACAACAGGAAAAACAGCGACTCGCGGGAGCTTAAGACCTGCTCGGAAGTCAATTCTCCAGCCAGTTTGCCGCAGCGACGTGCGCCGTGATCAATCAGCGTTTGGACCGTTATGACGGTTGTACCTACAGATCCTGAGTACGCCATATCAGCACTTCCATCTGTTTAAGGCTGCCGCTTTGCGAGTTGGCTTGCCTTTTTCGTCTTTCATCGGCCCGGGCATACCCGACATGCGTGCGCAAAATGAATCTTTGCGTGCGCCACCTTGGGGCTGTGGTGCCTTCAGGTTGCTGCCGGTTGCCGCATTGTATTTGGCTCTACCCTTGGCGGTCAAGCCAGCGCCCTTGCTGATCGGCAGCTTCTCGCCACGGCCGACTGTAAGATTGACTTTTTTTTTGGTCATTTCACTTTGGCGGTCTTAGCCGACTGCTTAAAGTCACCAGCCGTTGGCGCACCCTTGCTGCCCACTCGGCGCATCTTTTCGCCAGAGCCTTCAGCGATTCTTTCACGCTTTGCGTTGATGTTGTCATAGAGTCCGCCCCCTTTAAACTTCTTCCCCTCATCAGCCTTGGCAAAATCTTTGCCGACCTTTTGAGAGATACCAACCTTTTTTGCAAACTTAGGGTTGTGCGCAACCGCATCCATTAGTTTGTGTTGAGCTGGTGATTTGCTTGGCATATTAAGGGCCGTCTTTAATCAAGATGATGTTGAAGTAAGAACTCACTGCGTTGTTTGCGGAGGCTCCAATTGCGCTTGCGCCCACACAGTTTTTTTCTGGAATTATGTAAGGCTGTACAAAATTAAACACAGCGGCGTTGTTGTTTACTGCGGCAACCGCACCAACACGCAAGATGTTGTCTGTGCCGTGTTGCTTTAGAAAGGTAGTCACAGAAGTCGAGCCAGAGGCTTGACCAGCAGAAATTGAACCCGTTGTCATATAACCTGTGAAGCCTGCTGGAACACAGTAATGACCAGTGGTGCGCTGGTTGTAACCGATTGCAATGATGTCATACAAAACTGCTGGGACACCCGATGTCACCGTGCCAGTGCCAGCATTGATGTTGCCTGCGTTTGCCCCGCCAGAGCCAACCGTAGCGACATAAAAACTGTTCACATACAGGTACGAGTTTGTTGTGTTGACTTCTGTTTGACCGTTCAATATCACGGTCTCGTTCACCACAGCAAAGTTGCCGTTTACGCCTTCAATAAAAACGGTTCGCGCACCAGTGCCAGCAGAGGTGTCGTTTGCGCTAGATGAGCTGATTTTCAAAACAGACGCAACGGTTGGGTGCGGAATAAGACCGCCATCAGGCCATATTGATTCTTCAGATGTATCCACATCTGGGTTGTATCCAAACACAATGACCGTGCTGTGGCCTTGAATTTGACCGCGAGAGACCTGCAACTCGAACGGTTCATATGCGCCTTGGCGCGAAATAGATGAAATTACGGTTGCCATATGGCTCTCCAAAATAAATTAGAAATGGGAGCCGAAGCCCCCACTTAGACTCAGCAATTCACCGCACCGCCCCGCTTTTTTGCGGGAGTAACGGTAACTGACTCTTTCGTCTTGGTCACGCTGTCAGCAGTCTTTTTGGGCATGAAGAAGTTTTTTGCTTTACTCGCAAGTTCTTTCACCATGCCCAACGGGTTCAGCGCATCCTCAACGTCACGGCTGTACTTTGGCGCTTTGTCATAAGCGCCTTTGGACATGTCTTCCAACTTTTCAGTGGAAGAGCCTCCACCATTCATTTTTACCGTGCCACCACGCTTAAATGTTCCAGCAAGCTCGTTAATCCTTACAGGCTTGGAGGCTGGCTTGTTGCCTTGAGGCATCGCGACGGGACGGCCTGAGTTAACAGTACCCCCCGCCGCGTAGGCTTTTTTTGTGGCACCACCTTTTTTGTAAGCGGCAGACATGCTGTTATTCATCATGCCATCATCCATCATCCCGCCGCCCATCATGCCATCGCCGGCCATGCCACCACCCATCATGCCTTTGACCTTACCACCACTTTTGTAGCCGCCGCCGTTTGATTTGGCAACGCCCCCAGTGGCATATCCGCCTTGGCCTTTCACTACACCGCCGGTAGCAAAACCACCTTGGCCGTTAACTACGCCACCAGTGGCCATCTTGCCGCCGTGCTTCAGCTTGAGAGACGTGCCCTTGCCGCCCTTGTGCTCTTGCATGTCGTGCTGCTTGAAGGCTTTTTTGACCATGGCCTTGTCTTGCTCCATGTCAGCCTTGCCGCCTTTTTTCATTGGGGCGGACGGCATAGGAGGCGGCATTGAGGCTTGCATTTGAGCAGCGCCACCGACTGGACCCGCCGGGCCGGCACCGGCCGGCATTCCGCGCATTGCACGCCGGCGCATGGCCAGAGGCGGCTTCATAGGAGCCTTGGCACCCATCATGCCGCCACGAGCAGGCATAGGCGGGGGCATAGCGCCCATTGGCGAGCCCATCATGCCGCCGTCAGCCTTCTTGGCTACCTTGCCACCCTTTTTGAGTTTTAACTCAACTGAGGGCTCTGTGGTCTCCATCTTGACCATTGGTTTAAATTGTCCCATGTCACTCTCCTTTAGGCTTGAGTTACGCCGAGAGCGCCAACGCGAGTAGCGTTAGGGCCAACTGCAATAGCGGGAAGGGCAATTGTCATCACCAGACGTTTAATGCCGTCGGTTGCGCCAGAAGGCACATAAGTACCGCGAACATCGCCAGTGGTGGTCGTTGCTGTAGCCGTAGCCGCCGCAACAAAAGTTCCAGCATCGGCCGCCAAGGTGTTGTTGTATTTCACATTGACAACGTAGCCTGCGTCAAACACGCGAACTGGAATGCCAATGATGTCAGTCGTGCCAACAGTAATTGCTACTACAGTGCCACCAGATACGGTGATGCCGGTAACAATGTAAAAGGCTTTTTTGCCGTTTACGGCTGTTGACGCAGACGCACTGGATGCGATCACTTCGCTCATGGCTTGACCATAATAGTCGTAGCCTGAAACAGTGAAATTACGAGATGTGGGAGAACCCGCACCAGTCGTTACGCTCAATGCGCGGGGGACATCCAACTGAAGAGCCGTTACGCCGTTGTTCAAAACAACAGATTTTACCGACGTTCCAGCGGTTAACGTAAGCGAACCAGCGGCGGCAGGAGTCTGCGTAGCGGCAACGCTGTTTGCAATCAATGCTTGAGGCAGTACGTCCCAAACATAAACGCGGCCAACAGGGCCAACACCCAAATCCATTGGAGATGGATTGTCAAACGCAATATTGCTATGCGCGGTCATCGTAGTGCTGGACGCCGTAGACGATGCGCTTACCGTGTAAGTGCCTGTGCCGCCAGTGCCAGTGCCAAATGCGGTGATATAACTGCCGTCGGTCACACTTGAACCGTCAACAAACATACCAACAACAAGTGGTGCGCCTTGCAATAGAGCAGTTACAGTCAATGTCGTTGTTGCGATTGAGCCAGTAAAAGTTGTGCTGTAAGGGCGAATTCCCGTTCCCATGTAAGTTTGGGCCGGGCCTAAAAATAGGTCATCAGAAAATTGAGGCATTTTGATCTTCTCCTTGAAAAGCTTGATCAGGTTTAACGAAAAAGGGCTGGCTTTTTAGACCAGCCCTTGTCACTTTACACGCCGGGTGTACCGTACATTGCACGCGGGTCGGTAAACCCGGGGATGTAACGCTCGGTAGCCTTGTAGCGCATGGAGTCGGTCTCGAAGTCGCCTTCCATGGTCTTCTCCAGCTTGCGACGCATCATGAGCTTCATGCCCTCTGGAGCGTCAGTCTGGACCCAGAACGCGGTAGCGCTGGTCAAACGACTGATAACAGCAGCGCCCTCATCCAGCAAGCCGATAGACTTGACAGGGTTCAGGTCGTTGTTTGCCGATCCGGACCGCAGCACGCTTTTCAACAGAACTTCGGCTTGGAAGACGTTGCCCGGGGCGACCACCAGTTGGCGGGGCACCAGACGGATCTTCTTGCCGTTGTTGTCAACAGCTTGACGGACTTG